CGCATTTATGGCAGGCGTTACGCGGCACACAAGCTGAATTAGTGCTATGGAGCGATACTCGCAATAACCGCCACGTCACAACTATGGCAATTGAGCCATCAATCACTGTGGGCGCATCAACCTATGTGGGCTTAATGAGTCCATCATGGGTTGTATCGGCTGTTTACGGTGCAACGGGTGCATATTATTCAGGCATTACGCCTAATGGTAACTTGCAAAACATCGCAATGGGTTGTTTGCAACCAGCGCCAGTACCTAGTCGATGGACTTGGAATGAGCGCAATCAGCTTATTTTGAATGGTTTCGCTACCTACAAGTACGATAGCGACGGCTCGGGCAATGGCTTAGTTTTAGAGCGCGCCACCACTAACTATACGCAGACTATCAATGGCACTGTAACTGACGCAGAACGTGATACCGAAACTCAAAAGCTCAATTCGTATCTTCGCTGGTCATTGCGTCAGGTGATTTTGTCAAAATATGGTCGTCATCGTTTGGCGGATGATGGTAATCGCGTATCGCGTCAACAGGATGTGACTACACCATTGCGAATCAAGGCGACTATTGTTGATCTGGCTGGCACATGGGCAGACTTAGGCTATATCGAAGATTACGATCAATTCAAGCGTGATTTACAAGTTGAACGATCAGTGACGGACTGTAATACAGTTAATGCACTGCTTTCACCGAACCACGTTAATCAATTCCGCGTTTTTGCGGGTCAAATCGGCTACATTGTGTGCTAAGGGGATAAGTCATGGCATGTGCAAATAAAGTAATTGGTGTAATTCAAGCCGAATTTGATGGAACTAATTTAGATTTTATTGGTGCGTCAGTCACTATCACTTATGGCGGCAAGATGGGTGATGGAGAGATCATGACGGATAGTGGCAAATACTATTCAACCAGTAAATTCACACCCGGTTCGGCTGAAGGTGATCTTCCAGTAACGGGCGATTTCTCAATTGATAATTTCCGTGATCGTTGTGGTCTTTTAACGCTACTGTCTGATAACGGTTTATCTTACATTATCCGAAATGCGACGCCAGTTGGTGATATTTCGACAAAGACTGGCGAAGGCAAAGTGACAATCAAGTGGATGGGCGATCCAGTGGAGGAGATTTAATGAACTTCACTTTAAACGATCCCGTCAAGATTTTAGTTGATGGGATGCCTCAAGAAGTTGTCGATATTGAGTTGCCAGATGTTTTGTTGGTAGGTTTGGTTCGTTCAATTCGATCAAATCCACAGGCGCAGTTATTTGCGTTTGCTGGAGAGTTTTTGCAGCGATCGAAGGCGTTAACAGCAGGGGCGGCTGGTCAGGTTTCTGGCTCGGATTCTGTGCGAGTTGTTCAATACTTTACAGAGTTATTCCAGCCTTGCGAAACGTCTGTAAAAGCACCTGAAAAAGACGCTTATAAGATCGCTCGATTGAAATTGGTTAATGCTGACTTTCAGTCTGATATGGTTGAATGGGCAGCCCAAGTGCTGCAACATGTTGGGCAGCATGCGATTGAAACGATCAATAAAATGCCAGTAGGCGAATTATTGACACTAGCTGAAGGTATGGTGGAAAACGCATTTCTCCCAAAGACTGGGAGTTAGGCTGCACAGTAATGCTTTCACGTGGCATTCAACCAAGTGAGGTTATGAATATGGCTGTTCATGACTTCATTTTTTGGCTAGACCGCTGTGCAGATTTATCGAAGTTAGAGCAAGAGGCGCAAGAATGAGCATACCTGTAGATTTTATTATTCAAGCGCGTGATGCTACTTCTAACGCCTTCAGGAACGTAAGTGCTCGATTAACTCAACTTCAAAACAAATATTCAGCATTCGGCAAGATTAGCAAAGGAATGCTGGTTGGTGGTGCGGCTGGCGTTGCTGGAGTTGCGGCAGTTGGCGCAATGACAGCGGCGTTAGTTAATCAAACGATGGCGATCAACGATACGCTTGGCAATCTTCAGGACCTTCGCGATAAATACAAAGTTACTACTGACTTTCTTCAGGTTGCTGGCAGGGTTGCTGGCGATGCTGGCGTTGAAATTGAGACTGTCGCTAAAGGCATGGCCAAACTACAGGATAATATCGCGAAGGCTCGAAATGGCGGGAAAGAGATAGACCTTTTTGCGTCTGTAGGCGTAAAAGGTAAAGATATAAATAAAAGTGCTGAAGAAATATTCGCGCAAGTTTCTGATATTTTCGCAAAGAAAAGTAAATCAGGCGACGACATGCAAAAGCTGCTTGCCGCTAAAGCATTATTTGGGAAGGCTGGCATCGAGTTAATGCCGCTACTTGAAACTGGCAGCACGCAATTGCATGAAATTATGCTGCAGATGCGCAAAGACGGAACAATTATCAGCAAAGAGCAGATTAAGGCGGCTGATGATACGGGTGATGCGTTTGGATACGCTCAAGCACGGCTAACATCAGTTAAAAACAGGGCTTTCTTAGAGCTAAATCCAGCAATTGACGCAATTACTGAGTCTATTACAAAGATGCTTAATTCTGGAGGATCAAATAGACTGCAAAACTCATTTAAGATGATTGGTGAACAGATCAAGAAGATTGCGCCAAAGTTCATCGAGAAAATACCTGTTTTCTTTGAGTGGCTGTCAAATATCGACTATGGCGTGATTATCTCGAGCTTTAAGTCTATCGGGTCGGCTTTGGGTTCAATATTCAGTGCGATTAATAAAGTTGGACAGTTGGTGGGCTGGGATAAGCTTATTTTTGGCGGCGTGGCGTTGTTTCTTGCACCTGCTGCACTAGCATTAGCGGCAGTCATTCCAACAATATACGCAGTCGGTACAGCTTTATTCTTTGCGTTTGCGGCTAATCCAGCGCTGCTGGCGATTACTTTACTTGCTACAGCGGCGTTGTTGATTTATCGCAATTGGGAGCCAATATCCGCGTTCTTCGTTGAGACTTTCGAGAGCATCGTTGGTGCGGTATCGAGGGGGTTTGGCGTTGTCATTCCAATTATTAAGAATGTAGGGGCGTCCATTTTTAACTTTTTCACAGCACCATTGCGGATAGCAATTAATACGGTAAATCTATTGATACAAGGAATGAATAAAGTCTCTGGTTTAAAAATACCACAGATACAGCAGATTCCAACTGGCGGGCAAATGGTTGGTAATAGTCCAGCCGTAAGCCCTAGAGTAGCAGGGGCGGCAACAGCCAAAGTTGAAGTTAAATTAACGACAGAAAAAGGCATAAATGCTGTTGCTACGCCAGCAAAAGGCGGCGTGCCAGTTAAAGTTATCAACAAAGGGCAGATGACAAGATGAGTTGGCGCGATCAGTTAAAAGACGCTTCATTTCGCGGCGTTCCGTTCTTTGTTGACGCTTCTACGTGGTCGGCTGGGCGGAATACCGTCACCCATGAATTTGTTCAGCGGGATAAGCCATTTGTAGAGGATTTAGGGCGCAAAACACGTCAATTCACGATAGACGCATGGGTTTGTGCGCATCCAACAAATGATTTTAATCCTTGGTCACAACGTGACTCTTTAATCCTTGCGTTTGAAACGGCTGGGGTTGGTACGTTCGTTCACCCATATTACGGAGAATTGACAGGCTACGCATCGGCGGAAATAACCGAATCTGGAACGGATCAGGGTGGATATGTAAAGTTTACGATTGATTTTATTGAATCAGGCGAATTAGATTTCAGATCGGTAAATGTTGTTGATACATTCGCTAACTCTATTGATTTAAGCAATCAAGTTGTGTTTTCTGCTGCTAACGATTTCAATAAAGTGTGGAGCGTGGCGGACAGTGCGAGTTTTGTGCTAAAAAATGCTAATGCCGCCGTTCTTCAATTAAGTTCAGCCTATAAATTAGGTGTAGGGATCGTTAATGGTGATTTAAGCTCATATCAACAAGCATTGTCTAAGCTTGGATTATCCGATGTTAACGGCGTTATCAATGAGGGGCTGCAACTAGCAAGTAATTTCTCGATACTTCAACAGCAAGTTTCTAAGCTGGTTGCACCTGAGACCATCACAGTTAGTGCAAGTGCGGCACAAACACAGTCGCGCATAAAAGATCAAAACAACATCATTGCTATGAATATGCTGGCAAGGTCTCTATATGCATCAGAATACGCACGAAGAGCGGTGGATTTATCGACAGGAAGCGACAGATATATTGTGGATAGTGTGGCTTTAAGAGGGTCGCCAGAGCTAACAAGTCGCCAAGATTTACAGGCGGCGAGATTAAATGCCGTAACAGTAATTACCGATTTAATATATGACTTATCAGACGCTGATATTTTTGAAGAAACGCGCGCGGAATTAATTGCATTACGTGCAGCGGTCGTTGAACATATGACGCGTGAGGGCGAGAATCTAGGCAATACATTTATTAAGACTTACAATGTAGACATGCCTATGCTGGCAATATCTTATGAGCATTACGGTGTGTTGCGCGACGATGAAATAAACGCGCGAAACGAAATACCAAATCCGTTATTTGTGCAGCGAAATAGCGCGATTGAATTGGTGACGGAATTATGACAATTCAAGGTAATCAAGAAAGCAATATTGTTTCGCTATCGGTTAATGGCATTCGTTACGAAGGGTGGCTGTCAGTATCAATAGACCACGGGATAGACCAGTTGGCAGGGGCGTACAGCCTAGATATTACCGATAAGTGGTCAGGTCAAACATCAGGCTGGGCAATTCAAGCAGGGGATTCATGTGTCGTTAAGATTGGTCAAGATACTGTTATTACTGGCTACGTTGATGTGGTTGATTCAATACTTGATAAACAAAGTCACTCGATAAGTGTAACGGGGCGAGATAAGACAGGAGACTTGGTTGATTGCGCTGTTGCGACTAAAGAATATTCGGGTCAAAACTTTGAATTTATCGCAACGGATGTGTGTAAACCATTCGGCATTTATGTTGATACTCAATTGCAAAGCACAGAGAACGGCTATAGCGGCAAGATTGAGAAAAAACAGGCGACAACAGGTGGTAGTAAAATACCACGCCAATCGACAGAGACGGGCGATACCTGTCATGAGTTTTTAAAGAAAATCGCAGGGATTCAGGCGGTTTTGTTGATTAGCGACCGCAATGGCGGGTTATTGATTACTCGTTCGGGCATGGCTGGGCGCGCTACGGACTCGTTAATCGAAGACGAAAATATAAAGTCCATTCAATTTACCCATGATTTTACCAATCTATTTAGCAATATCTCGATTAAAGGGCAGGCGCATCGAGCCAAGACGACCCATGGGCAGACACTAGACGCAAAAGAAGCAACATTAGCAAAAGGTGACGTAACGCGGGCGCAATCATCGGGTTCGGTCGGGCGTTATCGTCCGTTAGTCATTGAAGCAGACCAGCAAGCAGATGCGGCAAGGTGTCAGCGTGTCGCAGAATGGGAGGCATCAACGCGCGAAGCAAAATCACGCGCTGTCCACGTGACTGTTCAAGGCTGGAGGCAGTCCGATGGCTTGTTGTGGCGTATCAATACAACAACCATCGTGCAATCGCAATCCATGCGGCTAAATGAAGAAATGTTAATCAGTAATTTAACCTTCGGGTTGGATTTATCGGGCGGCAGCATCACTACATTAACGCTTTATCCAAAAGAAGCATTCGACCTGTTGCCCGAAATGCCGAAGAATGATGAGCCGAAAAAGTCGGAACGCGGCAAAGGTAAGAAAGAGAAAAAAGGCAAGGCGACTAAAGGAGGCTATTATGACTTTACTAAAGATGACGGCTCATTGATTGGTGGCGGTCGAGTTGCGAAGGGTAAGCAGGAGGATAACGAGGATGATTAAAAATAGTTTTATCCGACGGTTCTTTTTGCATGCTGTCGATAATGAAACCCCATCGATGCAAGCGCAAATCGAGACGGCGGCAGATCAAGTGCATAATGATGTTGAAGTGCTGGAAACTTACGGGTTTAGTGCCAGCCCACCCGAAGAAATTGAAGAGGGATTGAGCGCACACGTGGGCGGGCATGCCGATCATGGCGTGATTATCGGTTTTTTCGATAAACTATTTAGACCAAAAACATTAAATCGCGGAGAAGTCGTCATCTATACCAAGTGGGGCGGCAAGATTGAATTGTTTGAACATTCGGTTAAAATCACGCATAAAATCGGCGGTCAAGAAGCCGCAATTACCCTCAGCGAAGGCACATTGATTGAAATGAGTTGTGAAACGTTTAACGTGACCGCAACAAATATCAACTTTAACGCGGGTGCAATCACGACAAATGGCACATTAAGTAATAACGGTGTTAATATTGGCGCTACACATGTTCACGGAATACCGCCAGTCGGTAGCCCGCCGACCCCTCACTAAGGCTTAAAGATGGATATACAGTTATTCGCCAGTTGTGAGCAAGACCCCTGTTTTGATTTTGAAATAAGCAATGGGGATTTGTCGACTGAGAACGAACTGAATAATGCAGTCATGATTAGCCTGTTTACTGACAAGCGCGCTAAAGATGACGATGTGTTACCAAGTGGACAAACCGACAGGCGTGGTTGGTGGGCGGATGCTTTAGATGGTCAAGAAATCGGCTCAAGACTATGGTTGCTGTATGACGAAAGGCGGCTACCAAAAGTATTGTTGCGCGCCGAAGAATATGCAAAAGAGGCGTTAAATTGGCTCATCACAGACAAAGTGGCGAAGTCGATTAGTATCACCGCCTCAATGGACGGAAGATGCGAAACTCTATTTTTATCGGTGCAAATATGCAAACCATCTAACCAAACAGAGAAATTCAAATATCAGTATGTTTGGGATAATATCGAATCTAATAGCTGTCAGCGCAATGATTTTGCTTACAATCCACCTCCACCAGATATTGAAGAAGGATCATTGAGAATCACGACTAACGGTAAATATCGAGCATTGACAGACGGCAGAATTAGGAGAGTTATATGAGTGGATATATACCAATTGATGAGACGGCGTTAATCTCTGAAATTACAGAGACAGCCACAATAGTTAATGATGCGGACTTGTCAGAAATCCAGCAGGATGGTATTTCAAAAAAAGTCACAGAAGAGATTAAGCGAGATTATTATCTAGCTAGTGTTGCTCAAACGACAGTAACTAGAATCACATCATCACAAGACTTTACACCTGACCCTCTAGCTAAAATGATTGAGGTTATTTGTTTTGGTGCTGGCGGTGGCGGTGGCGGTGCTAATGCACAATCAAGCACGAGCAGTGGTAATGCAGGTGGTGCTGGCGGTGGGGGTGGTGGTGTCAATATTGGCAAGTTCAAGGTAAGTGAATTAACAATACCTATTTCCATCACTATCGGAGTTGGTGGTACAGGTGGAACTGGCATTGGTACGGCTGCTGCTGCTGGGAATGGGGGTGTTGGTGGTAATACATCATTCGGTTCGTACATCAAGGCGTATGGTGGTGGCGGTGGCGGCGGCACAGGGGGAGGTGGTAGCGCCCTTGGCGGCGGTGGTGCTGGTGTTTTAGGTGCAGGTGGCACGGCTAACGGAAACGCTGGCTTGGTCAATGGTTCAGCACATAATAACAGCGAAATACCTACCAAAGTCTATAATGCTCTATCTAACGGTGGTGGTGGCGGTGGTACAGGTGGGTCATCAACAGTAGCTTATGGTGTATTTGCAATAGCTGGTGGCTGTGGTGGCGGCTGTGGTGGTGGCTGGATTGGTAATCCCGGTACAGCGTATGATGGTGCTGCTGGCTCTGTACCACTACTCACACAAATGACACAGCCGATAGGTGGGACTGGAACTGTTGCAGATGCTACAAAAGGCGGTAATGGTACTATTGGTCAAGATGCTGTTAATATCTACCGCGCTGGCAGTTCGGGAGCGGGCGGCGGTAACTCACGATCTGGTGATGGCGGCAATGGTGGAGTTGGCGGTATTGCATCGGGCGGCGGCGGCGGCGGCATGACTCACCTAGGCTCAAAAGGCGGCAATGGTGGCAATGGCGGCGATGGTATTTGTATTATCGTGCAGTATTTCTAAAGGGATTCGAGATCATGGCTTTTAATCGACCAACATTACGCGCCTTAGTCACGCAATCCGAATCAGAAATTAACGCATTGATCGTGGGTGCTGATGCTCGTTTGCGCTTTAGTGTTTTGAATGTTTTTGCTCGAGTTTGGGCTGGGTTGGTTGATGGCTTATATAGCGCATTAACATTCTTATCGAAGCAACTGTTTGTGATGACCGCAACGAGACAATTTCTGACTTTGATCGGTCAAAGCTACGGATTGCCGAGAAATACTGCGAGCGCATCGGCTGGTCAAGTTAGAATTAACGGGGTAGACGGTACGATTGTTAATATCAATACGATATTTTCGCGTGCGGATGGTGTGCAGTATATCGCTACGACAGGCGGTACGATTTCGGGTGGCTTTGCGCTGGTTGAAGCGGTTGGAACGACGACAGGCTTAAACACAAACGCTACTCAAGATACACAGTTAAACAGCGCAACACCGATTGCAGGGGCTACATCCATTGTTGTCAGTATTGGCGGTATGACAGGCGGCGCGGATGAAGAAGGTGACGACTCCTACCGTGCTAGACTGCAATTTAGACTACAAAATCAGGGCGGCGCTGGAACAAGGGCAGATTGGGAGCGTTGGGCGCGAAGTTACAGCGCCAGCGTAACCCGCGTTTGGGTAATACCGCTAGTTCAAGGCGCAGGAACGGTCGGCATTGTGTTTGCAGAGGATAATGCGCTTATTGTGCCAAGCCCTGCTCAAGTCGCATCAATGCAAGCCTATCTTGATGAATTTGCTCCAGCTGGTTCAACGGTCTATGTTTACGAGCCAACATTAGTACCTATTGATTTCTCAATCGCTGAAACGCCAAGCGGACAACCGACAGTTAGGCAGTCCATTACTGAAGAATTAACGGATTTATTATTTCGTGAGGCTTATCCAGCAAACACAATACCATTGTCAGAGATCAACGCAACAATAAGTTCGGCGGTGGGTGAGACGGATCACATATTAACAGTACCATCAAGCTCGTTGACATTCGATGCAACAGCACCTAACTTTGAAGTTGGTGTAATGGGAACAATCACATGGCTTTAGATTTTCGTTCAAGTTGCGGTGATGCGCCAACTAATCCAGCGGATGCGCCACTGTGCGGTCATTCTGCGGAAGATTTTGCGGAGGCGGCATTTCGAC